ACGTCCACATTCACACACCACCGCAAACTGCCGGATCTGAAGTCTGACAACACCCGCTGACGCTCCATTGCGTGAGTCTCGCCTGTCACCAATCCCACGTCCTGCCCTGTCAGATCTCGCAAAGCGAGTGCCACCTGTTCGGCATGATGGACACCAGCGCAGAACACCAGAATGGACTTCCGGTTTTCGCAGGCAATCGTCAACTCGCAGACGGCTGCGTGAATGATCTTATCGCCTGTAAATGCGGCCTCCATTTCTGCCGCCACGAACTCACCGCCTCTGACTTTGACGCCCTGCAAATCCGCCTGACTGTCTGCCGGATTGTTTGTCAACTTGGACAGGAAGCCAGCCTCAATCAACGCCCCGGTTTTCGCTTCATAGCACACGCCAGAAAACAGCTTGCCGTCACCTGCCAGACTGCCCTCACCCGTGCGGTATGGTGTCGCTGTCAGCCCCACGCAAAACAGTCTGCGGTTGTGCTGCTGAAGTCCGTCCAAAAATTGCCGATACATGCTCCCGCCGTCGTCGCTGATTAGGTGGGCTTCATCAATCACCACCAGACCACGCCGCCCAAACTCAGCCGCGTCACGATAAACGCTCTGAATCCCCGCACAAATCACTGTGCTGTCGATGTCCCGCTCATTCAGTCCAGCGGAATTGATCCCGACCTTTAGCCCCGTCAACCGCTGGATTTTGTCGGCGTTTTGCTGCAGCAACTCTTTGCGATGTGCAACCACCAGAACCCTCTGGCCCCACTCGACTGCCTGCCGAATCAGCAGGGCAATCACGATCGACTTGCCCGCTCCGGTCGGCAATACAATCAGCGGATTTCCTCGCCCGTCGCTGATGTACTGCCACGCTGCTTGATTTGCTTCTGCTTGGTACCATCTCGCTTCCACAACCACCCCTCCCGCAAAACACCCGGCAGCGTTGACCGCTGCCGGGTCTCGGAACATCACCACACAACCATCAGCCGAACGGATTTGCCGGACCTGCAGACGGTGCCGCGTAGGATGTCTGCGTCAGTGGCTGACCGCCCGAACGCTTGGGCGAGTAGCCCTTGACCTGCGGATACGTCTGGCCCTTGTCCTCGCGATGTCCGATCGTGACTGTAAACAGTCGGTCATGCAGCTCGACACTTTCGCCAGCGTTCGGCCTGCCAACCGCTGCCATCAACGCCTTCAGTTGGCGTCTGGCAATGTTGGCCACGTCCGAGTTCGCGTGCTTGATGTTCAGGTTGTCCCAAACCTTCATGCCGCTGTACTCGGCAGGCTGCTGAATCTGAATGGTCAGAACCAGCATCGGATTGCCACCGCTCTTTGGTTTCTTCATCTCGCTGTCAATGACAGTCGCCTGATACTCACCAATTGGCAACAGCCTTCGGGCTGGTGCCGCTTCCACGTTCGCCAAATCCAAATCAGAAAGATTCGCCATGACTCATCAACCCTTCGCATCTGAAGAAACACCACTGATGTGCTGAGCATACGCCGCCCAACTGAACTCAATTTCCCCCGGCATGTTCAACCGGTTTTTTGCCAGTGCTGCCGGCGTTTCCGCGCACCGCAAATAACGCTCTGACTCGCCGCTCGCGATGGTCCGCTTTTTGTCAAAGCCCTGATCCTCCTTGCGGGTGTAGACTCGGTAGCTCGCAAACAGGACCTCATCGCACCACTCTTGCAACGTCGCCGATGCCTGCTCGTGAAGTGCGGGCTGGTAGCGGTCGTAGGAATCCAGTAACGGGTCTTGGTGCTTCTTGATCTCGGAGTGTGCCAGCAGAATGATTGTCATTCCGTGTTCAATGCGCAACCAGTCCAGACCCCTGATCATCTTCGCCCAGTAGGCGTTTGCCTGCTTGTATCCGTTGCCGTATCCGATGTCGGCAATGCTGTTTTTGCCAGCTTGCTTCGCGACTTCTTTGTGAATCAACGTTTCAAGCCAGTCCACGGTATCAATCGCCACCGTTCGGAAGTCGTGCTTCTGCTGCGCCAACCATACGATCGCGTCTGAAAACTGATCCCATTCATTGATGCGTTCAGTCTTTGCACAATCAATGTCCGCCAGCCCGTCCTCCAAATTCAGAAACAGCACGTCCGGCGCTTGTGCCGCCCAACTGCTCTTGCCGATCCCATGTGTGCCGTACAGCATCACACGTCTCGGCACCACCGTTTTACCCCTCGTGATCTTCACTATTGCATCTCCTGTTCATCACTCATCAAACCTGATTGTCCGACCGTCGGCCAATCAATCGGATCACTACTCAATCGCTCGCGGTAGTCCGGATGAATCCGCCGCGGGATCGTCCACGGCATTTCCCCAGGATCCCACCGGCTGTGTGGACCATCGCGTCCGTATTCTCTCGCCTCGCGTTCCCTCGCTCCGTCCTCGACGGCCCCAAAAAACGCTGCAAAGATATTCTCGCTCATGCGTCCCTCGTGACTGTGAATTGCGTCTTGCCCGTCTTTGGCGTGATCACCTCAATCATCGTCCACCGGTATCCCGTCAACGCCAACATCTTACGCACGGTCAAATCTGCCCGATACCGTGAAGGCAGTCGACAGGATTCGCCGACCGCTAGCGTTTTCAGGGTTGCCGCCATTCTTTCATCGCCGACCATATGCACCCCCCTGCAACTCCGACCGCAGAATGTGCACGTCCTTCGGGGCGACAATTGCCAGTCGCGTCCGCTGCGGATTGATTTGCACAACCGCAATGGTCAACTGAACCCCGTTGCAGTCGATCACAATTGATTCACCCGCGGCGCGTCCAATCACTAGGCGGCTGTAACCTTCCGGCTTTTCCGGCAGCAGGTTTTCGGGTGTCTGCTCCGGGATGTCAGGTGCGTCATGCGGGAGCGATGCGACCTGTGGTAGTTTGCGTTTCATTCGTTGATTTCCTCCACTTTAATTGCAGTTCCGTTTTCGTCGTCCCAATACTTTTCAATGATTGCTTTGCAAATCTGCGCGTCGTCGTGGTAATGATCAGCCAACGCATCGCAGACGGCTTTCGCAAGGTTATCGAAATCCGGCTTCTGTGTGTTGCCCTTGCCCCGCTTCTGTTCACGCTTGCGTTTGCTCCATGTTGTCGGCATGGCGAAATGCAACACGATAATCACCCGCAGCGGTACGTCCTTTTCGAACACTGGACAGCCCTTCGCTGCCAGCCTCACGGCAGCCTTGAAGGCATGAATAGGATGCTTGTTTGGCAAATAGGATCTCGCGATTCCACCACGTGCTGACATTCGCTGCCGCGGTTGTGCAACCGGCTTCCCCGGAACGTGAATCGTGAATGCCCTAGTGCTCAAAATCGTTCCTCCCGCTGATTGTGTCTCTCAGGTAATGCGACCGTGGAACGCTCCACGATACCGGCTGTTCTCTCATGTCTCGCTGTCGCCGAACTTCTTCGGGCCACTCCTGTTGAATTTCCAGACACCGCTGCCGGATTTCCTCCGGTGTTGGGTCTGCTCCCCGTGGTCTCTGCGGATCAGGATTGACGGCGTTTGCCGGTGCCCAGACCTGCCTGCCGGTCTTCAGTGTGACGACATACGCTACGCCGCCGTCCTGCAGCTCGATGATTGTTGAGACCTTGCCAGCTTGCCACATGCCATCGCCTTCGGCTACCAGCACCCGCTCACCCAGTCGCCTCAATCGGTTTGATTTCTTCGGCACGTCCTTCGCCTTTCTGTTGAGAGAATGAAAACCACCGGCGAATCATTCGCCACGGGGATCAGCCGCCAGCGGACCTCAAGACTGCTGCGGTGGTTGTTGTGTTCACTCAAGACATGGTCCGATGAACGCCATTGCTCGCTTGTGTATTTCCTGCTTGACCCCATCATAGTTTGATATGCGGCAAACTTTGCAGTTTTTGCGAGTGATGTCGAACGCCAAATATACCCGCAGAAAGATATCTACTTGACTTGAGCGCCCTCCGATTCGCGCTGATGCGCCATTGCCTGTAATCAGATATCCGTTGAATGCCTGCACGTGCGGCCACATGCCGTCATAACGTTGTTCGAAGAACAGTCTGTACTGCTCCAGCGACTGCTCACTTTCTTCCTCCGATCGCTCGGCATATGCCGTCAGCAACAATGCAGCCAGCGTCGTCGCTGCCCCAATTATTCGTTTGTTTGCCGTGCAGATTTTGTGAATCCTGTCAATTTTCGTTTCATGCATTTGCAACACGTTTTCAATGACATACAGCGGAGTGTTGCCGCTGCTTCGCGTGTAGTAAATTGTGTATGCCAGCAGGCGTGACGCAATCTCTACCTGCGGTCGTGACCTCTGCAACACGTCAAAAGCCGTCCGCCTGACGCCACGGTCTACGGGCAACTGCATGGTTTCCTCACTTTTGCCGTACGTTGCCAGCAGCATCGTTCCAGACCACTGTGCCACAATCACTGCGCTCAGTCGATGCTGTCCATCCAGCAGCTTGCCGTGCGCATCAACAGCTATTGCCTGATGTGTCTGCTCCCATCGACCTGCAGCCATATCTGCAGCATACGCCTGCACGGTGGTTTTTCGGATCGGTCGGTTCCGCTCATTTTTCGACAGCATCTGCGCCGCCAGTTCTGGCGTCATGAATATCTCGGTCACTCTCATCGTCACGTTCCCCTCATTCAAAAGACTATCACTCATGCCTGAAAATCGCCCGCGCTCGCGG